AATCTTGACATAATTTATCGCCATTATCACAAAAATGGCATTTCATTTTAATTATTGCTTCCTTTCCACAATTTGAACATTCATCATTTTTCATACCTATATCTAATAAACTTAATAATTACTTATTCTCCTTTTGGGAGAGAAAAGTTAAGTCTAATTTCCAATCGTAATTATTTCTTTTACCCCATAAATTGAATGCTTCTTTAATATAGTTTTCCGCTTCCTTTTTAGTCATCTTATTTACTTTTCTTAAGTGTTTTAAGGCAATATCATATTCTCCCATTACCTGTGTTCTACCAATATGTTTAACCTTATGACAAAGAGGACAAAGTGAAATTAACCTAATCAGTTTTTGTATATGATTTTTTTCTTGATAATCCCAAACTTCATGACATTCAACAGGATGTTTTTCCCCTTTACCACCACAAACTTCACAAACATAATTAGCTTCCCTGTAACTTTCTCTTCGTAAAATATCCCATTCTTCTTTTGAAACTTCAGAACGGACATTTATATACCAATTATTTTTTGGAACTAATTCTATGGTTAATATCTTTTTCATATCAATACTTTGAATTTATATTTGCTACTAACTGTTAATATTTCGACCTCCAGCTATTTATCCAAACTATTACTCCAATGGTTATGAGAATTGTAATTAGTTCGGTCATAGTTTTTTTAACTTTTTAACTCTTATACTTTCTTCATTATTTTTTCTCGCATACGCCGGTAAACTATATTTTCTAACCAAACTATCCTTAGATACCATTATCTTTGATCCCTCTTTTATGAAGGGCTTGTTTATTTCAAAGATACCTTCCTTGATATATTTTCTAATGCTATGCGGGTGTAATTTTGTGATAATTGAAGCCTCTTTAATTGTTACCCACTCAGTTGTTTTTGTCATATAATTAAAATATAAACTGTTATATTCTGTTTGTCCACTCCATTTTTATATAGGATATATTTAGTTTTAAATTAACTATTAATTTGTAAATTTATTAAAATATATCTTTGTTTATAGTATTCTTTCCACTTAATAAATAACACTATTTCACAATGTTAAATAATTTTTATAATACGAACAGTCATTTTTGGCTATCCCCTCGTTCCACAAACATAAAGATACCGCCAAATCCTTATCTACCCCATTTTTAGTTAGCCAATATTCTGCTCTTTCAACAGCGATTTGAAAGGTATCGTAGCAAACCACCTTACCCTCGTTCATTACACCAAACCCGCCATAACCGTTAGGTCGGCAATAATCATTTTTTCCCCGACTTGTTTCAAGTAAATATATTTTCCACAATACCTCACCGTGTTTTTGAGCCATTATTATTTCCCTTTCGGTTTTCAACTTCGGTGTCGGTGTCAAAGACGGCAAAATATGAGCGCCTGATGGCTTGTCCTTGCGTGGAGTGGTAGTAGGTAGTGGTTCTATGCTTCTTGAATTTTCATAAAGATAAATACGCTTTAACGGTGATCTGATTTTTATTGTTAAGGGAGATTGAAAATTCCAGTATTGAAAAAACTTTTGTACCAAGTAACCGGCCGATAAAATAAGAAACGAAAGTATAAATATTTTAGTAACGGTGTTTAGTTTTTTAGCTGACCTTTGGTAATAGTTCATATTATTTTTTAACTTTTAACTTTCTATCATCAATAATTCTGCACAGACAACATTGTGGTCTTTTTATCCAAACTTTATCTTTTCTTAAAAATTCTACTTCTTCACTAAAATAATGTTTTCCTGATAATGTTTTGGGACATTTAGGTATATCCATAATTTTAATTTTGAATTTTTAACTTCAAAAGGTCAGATATAAAATCTATCATCATTTTTACATCAGAAAATAATATAGTTTCAGCAACACTTGACTTATCAATTATTTTTAGAAAATCATCTGCCCAATCTTCTAAAGTTATTTTTTTATGTAAATATTCTTGATAACTTAATATTGTCTTATTTCCTATTTTTATTTTTTTCATAATTTTAATATTTTTTAACCCCTCACCATCAAGAGTTTGATGGATCAGGTTAAAAACTAATCTAACTTCACACTATCAGGATCAACATTCTCGTTCAATTCTTTTTTGAATGGATCTTCACCTTTGTATAATGCTTTAAGGTTTATAGACATAGTGCTATAAAGATCCTCTATCTCTTTAGAGATGGCTTTTGGCGGTTTCGCTTTTACTCGATACTCCACTCTATCAGTCGCTTCATCTCTTATCACATTTAGGTCGTATTTTTTAGGATCACCATAATCTTCGTCCTTCAGATAATCATCAATTCCCCGCATAACAGTTACTTGTGTTAGTTCAAGAATTTCTATATTTTTGGTTTGATAGTTATAAACTGGAAATGCCCAAAAATATTGAGGGACTTTCTTTTTCCCAGTAAATTTGTTCATATCAGCATTTTCTAATTGCTCTGGCGTAAACTGATCCTTTGACTTATTTCTTACGGGTTTTCCTTTAACCCATAACTCAAACCCTGTAATAGCACTCCCCAAAACTCTAAACTTATTTTCAGGTTCAGACAATTTCATATAATTACTCTGTCCTGCGGGAATTGATGTTCCCTCTGGTAAAAAATCGTTCATAGGTAAAAAAATTAAAATTTATAATTGACTATCCATAGTTTCCGTATAACAACCTTTACAAACATTTTTATTATCTGATCTTAACTCTAATTCTTCAGATAGTGAATGACACTCTTCACACTCATATTCAACTCCGCAATGTTCTTTACAATCAAGGCAAATTAGTTTATCTACGTCTACCCCAGTTCCACAACATGTGCTATAAGTATTCATAATCTACACCTCATTTGATCCTCGATATAATCGCAAAACTCTTCGTTTTTCTTTATTTTTAAACTTTCTTGATATTTTCGTTTTACATCATCAAGTAATTTTTGCGAACATTGATAGCAACAAGGCTTAGATTGATTAAGATACGGTTTTCTATAATGCGTATCAAGTTCACCGGCGGTTAATTCATCTTTACAGTAGAAACATTTTATTTTAAGTAGGTTCATATTATTTAATAACTTTCTTCAAAAGCTCTTCTTCCTTTGAAGATAATTTATAACTACTTAACTCTCTTAACTCTTCAACCCTATCAATAATTACATCGTAGAAATCATTCATTGATCCGTAATCGTGAGCGATATCTTCCTCGCTATTTACGACAAGAACACTAAACGTATCCAATAACTGCTTTTTCAGATATTGTTTCTTTTCTTCATTGTTCATAATTTAAGTTAATTGATAATTTCTAACTTTCTGCCTATTAGGGTTTAGTCTAATAGGCATAAGCTAAACACTATTTTATTTCTCTTTTTAGTACTGCTACACTTTTTTCGGTAATCCATTCAGCATTACTGCCCGCCCCGTGAAATATGCCTTTTGGTGCTTCTTCTTTTGTTAGCTTCTCTACTAAACGACTCGCTAATAAATTTATTGAAACACTATTTAAATCTTGTGTCTCTTTTGAAAAATTAGCTCTATAAAAATATTTAGTTGGCATTGCCATAATATTTAATGTTTGTAAATTTTGACCGAATGCCTTCGCTATTTCTTCAGCAAACTTTGGACTAACTAACGCCCGGCTATTCTCTAACATTTCTTTGTATGCCTGTTCTTTTGTCATTATTTCTCACCCCCCTTTTATTTAAGTTAATTGATAACGATATAATTATATAACAGTTTATAATAGTTTGTCAAGTGTATTTCAAAATAACCGTAACTGACGGTCTATTTTTGGTCTTTCTTTGAAAAACGGTTTAGTAAAATGTTTTTCTTCCATTATTATTTCCGGTTCGTTTTTCATTCTTATTTCCTCTTGATCCATCCAATCCTGAAATCTTTTAGCACCGGCCAATTCTTCTTTAGTTATATTATTTTTTAAATATCTTTGCCTTTAACTTTTCCAACATCTTAATCCGCTTAATAATGTTGGCATTGGCATAAAGCAGATAAACCGATCTGGCGACTCTTTGGATTCTCATTTTTCGCTCCTTTCTATCATATCTACATCATAAAATCTAAATTCATTTTTCTTAAACATAACAGCATAGACGTTTGTGTCGCTATTGGCAAAAGTCCAGCCATTACGGTTTTTAAGTAGATCAAGTCTTACCTTAGAAAGTGTTTTATCTATTGTAAAATCAGCATCTTTTTTATCTTTCCATAGTGATATAACTACATCTGCATCTTGTTCCAAAGCACCTGACTCTTTAAGATGAGCCATATTAGGTTGATTGCCCTCGGCAGCTCTTGAAAACTGAGAGGCACAGATAAATGGTAGATTGAATTTAGTAGCCATAGTCTTCAGGTCGCCTGATATTTCAGTAACACGCTCGTATAGGTCTTTTGTACGCCCTTTTGATTTAAGAAGCTGGATATAATCAACAAGGATTAAATCAAAGTCCCTGGCTTTTTTATTAATCTCAGCTTCAATCGTTCCGGTATCCCCTGCGATTAAAATATTAAATGTAGACGGGATAGTTTCTGGACCGTAGGTAGTCATTATACGGCTAATTATCATCTCTTCGCTCATCTCAGCCGATACAAACAATACTTTCTTCCCTTTCTCAGCATTTTTTAATCCCATATATTGAAGATAGGCTGATTTTCCAACTGAAGGACGACCTGCAATTATTACATAAGTTCCAGGGGAAATTCCTTTAGTAGCCTTATCAAGAATTGATAGACCATAGGTGACCGTGTTTTCTTTTTTCTCTTTTAATATCTCATAAGCAAGGTTTTTAATATCCTCACCAGTTAACCAACGGGACGAACCTTTTTTATATATTTTTTCAAGTTGTTCTTTAAGAACATTAAGATCAAGTTCGTTTACAAAATTAGCTTTAATTTGGCGTTTGGCTGATAATTCTTTTAATAGTTCAACTCGTTCTTCAAATATGCTTTTTAATGGAATTATTGTCATTCCAGTGTTATCAGATCCTAATACAATATCAGACATATCTTTTGTTGTTTTTTCAATAGCCTGGACTGCGGTATAATCAATAGTCTTTCCCTCACTTTTTAACTTCATAATGGCATTAAAAACAGGTCTATATGAAGTAAAATCAACCTCTCCAAGTGTAAGTAAGTCAATCCATTCCGGAGTAAAGATGACTGAAAATAGTAATTGAGCCTCAAGTAATTGGGTGTCCATATTTTAATAGCTATACGGTGATGCCGAACTTGTAACAGAATTTATATTCTTGTAAAAATGACCAATATTATATCCTGATTTTGTTTTCCAATTATTCCAATAAATGTACCATTCAATATATGTTTTTATTTTGTCAAGAGGATATGTTTTTGTAAGACTTGCCATATTTATATAATCTGTCTTAAATGGCATATATGGTTTTTTGAATCTTTTATTAAAAATATTAGAAAAATATAAAACTAACTCCGCTTGCGGAGTAATTGTATTAGTATCTTTTGTAATAGTGTTTATTGTGGGTGGTTTTTTGTCCACTAGTTGCGACGCTAAAAGTCCACTAGTAAGTGGTTTTTTGTCCACTAGTGGTGTATTATCCACTAGTTTAATATCCCAGAGCGTTATATCCTTCTGAATAGATAATTTAGTTATCTTACCTAGTGTACTTTTCTTCACTAGTAGTTTTTTGTCCACTAGTCCACCTATAGTTTTTATAATAAAACTTCTATCTTTTCCTGTTATTTTTTCAAATTGACTAATAGAAATCCAATCTTCTTTTTTATTCCATCCCCATGTTTTTCTAATAACAGTTAGTATTATTTGATATTCAGTTCCATTTAATCTCATAGAAATTAGAGCGGATAAAATATCATTTTCTTTTTTACCTGAAGTTATTTGTAAAAAACCTTTTTCTTTTTGGGGTATATCATTCATAGTTAAATTTATTTATTTTAATTAAATTGGAACTGTTTTTGTAAATATTTTATCTACTGTTCTTTTTGTATCTCTGATTAAATTAAGATAGACTTCTGTTATTTCATTTCCATCTTCTTCTGATAGTGTATCAAGGGGATATTTTTGGTTTATTTTAGAAAATGAATAACTTATATTAGATATGTTTTGAAGTATATTACGTAGTCTTAATATTTCCTGTGTTGTTTGTATGGATATTTTATTCATTGTTAAATTTAAATTTCTAATCGTTCTACAAACTTGGCAACAAGCCTTCGTGTTACCTAAACTTACTGCCAAATTTATAGCTACTATATCGTCAGTTACCTCGGTCGATAATTTAAATATATATCTTTCAAAACCGTTTGTCAAATGAATATATAATACTTGACAATTTGTTTAATTTTATATACTCTGATAGAGTATGTCTGTTATATACACGTTAAAAAAAGATGGTCAAATCATGGAAACACAAGTTCAAGATACGGTTGGGGAAATATGGACAAAAATGAATGGAAACTATGAAGTAAATATAGAATATAATTCTTCCAATCGGGACTTCATGTTACTTACGGATTTAAAAGGTCAAGGAATAATTTTTAACAAGCGTTATTTATGGAAGATTGATAGTTAAATATGGAATTTATAGCAGAAATAAGGGAAGTTAAATCTAAAAAATTAATAACTAATGATATTGAATTTACTGTTAAACTAAATACCAGCGATCCTGCAATACTAGAACTTGCTAAAATACCAGCAGATCAGTTAATAAAAGTTATAATAGAAATAGATGACACCAAATAATCTTCAGGAACTACCACCACCGGAAAATATAGAAATAATACAAAGTGATACAAATACTATCAAATTTGAAAATGATCCTGAAAAAAGATTATGGGTTGACGTTTCTATTGAAATTCAATCATTGCGTCCTATGGATATTGCAACAGAATGTAATAAAAGAAGTAATAGGGCAGTTGAAGCGTGGAGACAAGAATATTATCGTTGGAAATCACAAGGATTTAATGATTGGTGGTACACACAATATAAAAACTTTCATAAAAAGCGTGGAATAGCTAAAGTATATGGGAAATTGGATAAATTAATAGATAGTTCAAGATTTATTAAAGATGTTGTTCAAGCTGGGGAGTTTTTAGAAGGTAAACAAGGGGTAGGAGTTATGGTTAATATAAAACAAGATTTCCAAAAGGAGGCAGAGGAATATAAATGAATTATTTAAAATGGATCACTGACAAACTTTTAATAGTCAATAAAAAACAAGAGGTAGTTAATTTTATTCCAAACAAAACTCAAACTGATTTTTTAATTAATATGTCAGGAAAAGATATTATTTTAAAAAGTCGTCAAATGGGTTTTTCTTCAATAATACTTGCAATGTTTACGGCTGATTTTATTTTAACTGAAAATGCTTATAACGTGGTGGTTGCTGATATTGATGACAATGCAACAGGACTACTTGCAAGAGTTAAGTATTATATTCAATCCTACGAAGAGAGAACGGGTCGTAAAGTGCCTTTAAAATATAACTCTAAGACGGAACTATATAATCCTGTTATGAACTCGTATTATAAATTAGGTAGCGCTAAAAATACTCAATTTGGGAGGAGCAAAACTATAACAAATTTACATTTATGTATTGGAAAAGGAACTAAAATATTATGTGCCGATGGAACAACCAAGCCGATAGAAAAAATAAATATTAATGACATTTTGGTAGCTGAAGATGGGAAAACCACCAAAGTCATTAATAAAATCAAAACAGGAGTTAAACCTCTTTTAAAAATTAAAACATGGTTAAGCAATGAAGAAATCTTAGTTAGTAAAGATCATAAAATAAGGGTAATGGGTAAAAGTAAGGCGTGGCACTATTATAGAAATATAGGTGAACCAATTTGGAAAAAAGCCGGAGAGTTAACAACAGACAATTATATTTTATGGGCTTATCCTAAAACAGGTGCTTATATTAAATTTTTAACAATTCCGAAAATAAAAAACTGTATTCATCTTCCTATTAATTATGTTCAAAAAATAGCTAATCAAAAAACTGATGATTTTGTGGTGAAAACCAATTATAAATTAGGATATTTTTTAGGTTATTATTTGGCAGAAGGGAATATCAATAAAGGGAGAATAACATTCGCTTGTCATAAAGATGAGGAATATTATAAAAAATTTATTGATTTATTACCATTAAAACCTACCGTTGAAATAAACAAAACAAAAAGTGGAACAAGAAAGTTGATTATTTATTATTCTTTAGAATTAGCTTCATTTATTGAAAAATTAGTAGGAAAAGTAACAAATAAAAATGTTCCCACCCGCTTTTTATACCAGTTTCCTAAAACTTTTTTAAAAGGATTATATGAGGGTTGGAGAGATGGTGATGGAAGTAAGGCAAAATTGAAATGGAAATGTATTTCTATAACTACTATTCATGAAAAAATAGCAAGACAAATGAAACAGATTTATGCTTTATTAAATCACCGTCTTTTAGCGTTAGATTATCACGAAAAAAGATTTAGATATGATAAGCAGACTAAACCTATTTATGTTTTGCGTGAACATGGATTTGATAAGAATAAAGATCATAGTAAAGGAGCAAGTAAACAAAAATATGTTATTACTCGTAACACTTCACCTAAAAATGGGTATTTATTCGTAAAAATTAAAAGCATTGAAGAAGTGGAAGAGAAAGAAACCTATGATATAGAAGTTGATAACAAAAATCATTCATTTTTAACTGTATGTGGCGTGGTTTCTAATTCAGAGTTGGCTTTCTATCCCGATCCTGAATCTATATTTGGATCAGCTATCCAAGCCGTTGTTCCAAATGGAAGGGTAATAATTGAAACAACCGCTAACGGTTTTAATTGGTTTAAAAAGCTATGGGACGTAGGAGATGATCGGGGGTTTAAGAAACATTTTTACAATCCTCTATGGGAATATGATCAGACATTTTTAGATATGAAAAAAAAAGAATTAGATAGGTTATTTCCTCAAGAATATCCGATGACGGAAGAGGAGGCGTATTTAACAAGTGGTTCACTTTATTTTGATAAGCAGGCTTTACAATATTACCTATTCCAATCAATAGAACCTATTACTCAAAAACTTATTTATGAATAGACAATTTAGGGAGATATTAAAAGATGAGCAAATTGTGGCGGGTTATGATATGGCCGCAGGTGTCAATGATTATTGTGCCGTACAATTTATATCAAAAACTAAAATGGATGTGCCTTTAGTTATTCATTCTAACAAAACCGCATCAGATGTAACCAATGACGTGGTCCGTATTCTTGAAAAGATATATAATATAACTCAAATTAAACCTTGTATTGCTCCGGAAACTAACGCCGGAGGTAGTTATGAAATAGACCGTATGCTTGCCATGAACCGTTTAAACTGGTTTGATGTTTGGCAACAGCCAACAGGAATTGGGATGATAACGGAAAGTGAACCTAAAAAATACGGGTGGACAACCACTTCTTCTAATCGTGGAAAAATGTTATCTGATTTAAAACAGGCAATAGACAATAGGGTACTTAAAATTTATGATAAAAAAACAATTAATGAAATGTATTCTTTTGTTGTTGTTAGGTCCTCATCCATCTGGAAAGCTCAAGCTGAACTTAACGCACATGATGACCTAATTATGTCACTTTCGATTGCTTATCAACTTTATTTAAATGTAGATCGACCAAAAAAAGCTTCCGATTACGAACATGTTATAAGTGAATTTCCAAAAGAAGCTTGGAAAAATAAAAGCTTTTATTAATATGAGCATAATTGATGACATGTTACTTGAAATCTCAAAAACCGAGTATGGGGAGGTTAATTTTTCAGTAATAACTCATCAGGGAAAACCTGTCGCTTTAGAGTCTCAAAGATTTAGAAAGATAAAATATCATACTTCAGATAATGCCAAGGCCACTGCTGAGGTTGTACAATTAATTAAAAATATGGTTGATAGAAAACAATCAGGAGTTCTTAACTTTACAATAACATTTTCTGAGGGAAATATTAAAGAGCTTGTTAACTATTTTCATAATAAAAAGAATTATAAAAATGAAAATGCTATTGACAAGTAGATATTTTTATATTAATCTTTTTTCATCGGAGTGATATCCATGTCACACGTTTTTCCATGTAATTTGGGAAGACGTGTTTTTTTATGTCAAAAAAAAAAGAATCTACTAAACAATCTACCGAAGTATCTAAAGTAAAAGATACACAACAGGAGAAAGTAATATCTTCATTAAAATCAAAAACCTTATTTAAAGAAGTCTGGGAACATAAAGATGATTCATGGACTGATATGGTAAGTCCACAATTAACAGGATGGGATGAAAAAGAGTCAATACTTGTTAATAAACTAATTGATGAAGAGGATGTTCATGTTAATAAGTCTCAGGTATTTGATCCAAGACTTTCAACTATAGTTTTGGAACGTGCGGCCAGAGTTATGGCGCAAAATCCAACAGGTAAGGCGATGGCAATATCAAGAGATGATTTAGGTAAAAATCTACTTATGAACCTGCTTCTTGATAAATGGATACTTCCCAATGCCAACGCTCAGTTTGATTTCCTTATTAAATGTCGTCTCTGGGATATTTATTCGTTAATGTATGGGTCGTTATTTGCTCTCACCGACTGGGTATCTAAAGATGATTTTTCCTCTCCCGATTTCTTTTTACTTCCTATTCGGGACTGTCACCCACAACCAGGTAAATATTCACTAAACGATGCTGATTGGTTTGGTGTAACTACACATGTTAATGAAGACTGGTTAAAAGCAAGAAATAAAGATAGTTGGAAAAATATAGACACAGTGCTTCTTAAAATTAAAGATGGACAAAATTCAGTTAAGGGTCAAACTAATGATGAAAAGCGAAGTTATGTAGAACGAACACGTCAACCTTCAACAAAGTCTGATAATGCTTTTAAGCAGATAGAAATTTATACAGAATACAGAAAAGACCGTTGGATTACTATCTGTTCGGAATTTGGGGACGAGAAATTAGTACTTCGGGATATCCCTAACCCTCAGAAAAATAACAAACTTCCGATAACTGCCAAATATGGGTTTCCTCTTTTAGATAGTATTTATGGGCTTGGAGAGTTCGAACGTGGTAAAACATTACAGTTTGCGGTTAACTCACTTATTAATCTTTATTTAGACGGTGTAAAAATGTCAATCTTTCCACCTATTATTCTTAACCCCGATGGTATAGTCCCTTCAACTATTGTCCAAGAGCCAGCTTCCAAATGGCTTGAGATTAAACCTAATTCTATTCGTCAGTTTCAAAGTAATACTCAAGGAATTGCTACATTTCAATCAACATATAGTTTTCTAACAGCCGCTTTAATGAACCAAGCCGGGACAACTGATACAACCGTTTCAAAAAACGTAGATATAACTCAAGGGAAAACCCCTCAAGCTCTTAAAATGTTATCTGTCCGTGAGTCGGCAAGGGATAGCTGGGACCGTTTCATGATGGAAAAGGCTTTAGAGGAAGTACTGGGAGGGTTTGTTGATCTAACTGTTAAGAATTTTGAGAAACCTTTAACAATGAGACTTTTTAAGTCGGAAATTGAACAGATAGAAAAAGCATATCCCGATATAGTCGAAATGTTTACTTCAGGGGAACGGGGACAAGCTAAGATAACAGGCAATCTATTCAAAGATACTAAGTTTGATTTTCAAATAACGTCAGGATCTACTTATAAAGTTGATCAAGAACAGGATTTAAATAACTCAAGGAGCCTACTTATGATGGCTCTTGACCCACAGGCAGGGGGACAACTTAATCAGGCACTTGCTAAAAAAGGAAAAACACTTGATATAGCTGAACTATTTCAACGGGTAATAGTTTCATCAGGTACACAAGATTGGGATAAAATAATTATTGATATCCCACCAGATCAAATGGGGACTCAAGTATCGAATCCAACCATGCCAAATAGTGAAATACCTCAAGAGATGCTACAGGGTCAACCTCAAATGGGAGGACAACCACCACAACAGCCTATATCTTCCCCTATACCTCAACAAGTACCACCCCAACCTCAAATAACACAACCACCACAACCACAACAAACAATGCAAGACCCGGACATTCAAGCATTTGCACAACAATTATTTAGATAATATGGACAATCAAGCTATACCCCCAATGGGGTTTAAGATAAATTTAGTAGGGATTAGACAAGATCAAGTAAGTGCTTATAACATCTTAAAAGAAGATGATATTATTTGGGCAAGGTTTGCGGAAAGTGTAGCATACGGCGTTGTAAAAAAGTACATTTTAAAATTAATAGAAGAGCTTGATATTTTAGAGGGAAATGCTTTTGAAAAAGGTGCATCTCTTGAGGAGATTGGATTAAGGCGGGCGGTTAATAGGTTAACCAAAGCTAACCTTATGTCAATTATTAATAAAGCTGAAAAAACAGCCGATACAATAAATGAAAAAGCAAGAAAAGACGGAGGAGAAAAAAAATGATAAGATTGAAAGTCCTGAGATTAAACCGTTTAATTATCAGGGTGGAATAATTATTGATAAGAAAGTTGAAATGTCAGGTCATAGATGGATACAAAAAGGAATTTATCTTGAATGTAGGTCGTGCATAATAGGACATGCGATACACATAGGGGTAAATAAGCAGTTAGTAGGGATAGATGAAGAAGGATTACCTAAGCTTGTTAATATTAAATAAAATTTATTTAATACTAAAAAGCCTAAGCGTCCTGTAGGCTAGTTAAAAATTAGAGGAAAAAAATTAGTGGACTGCATAAAAATATGTTACCTCAAACAAAAATGGCAACAGAAACTGAGGTTGAAGGAGAAACAACCGTATCTGTTCCGTCATCTGTCGAGCAGGAAATAAACGACTATGCAAAAGAACATGCTCAAGATGATGAAAAAGGAAACACTCGACCTCCTGAAACACCCGAAGAGGGCAAAACGGAAGTTACCGAATCAGGAGATGACCACTTGTCCGAAAGACATGAGAAAAGAGCGGGTCAATTAGTTAATAAATTAAAGTCGGTTACAGAGGAAAAAGAGAAAGCTGTAAAAGAGCTTTCAGCTTTACGTACTCAACTTGAAAGGGAGAAAACAACCCCTCCTTTAAGGGATAATTTTGCGATACCTCCATGGGAGCAGTCGCCAATAATTCCTGAAAATGGGGAGATAACTCAAGAACAGTACCAAAGTAATGTAATGAGTACAGCTGATAATATAGTTAAGGCTCGTTTTGGACAGTTTACTAAAGAGTTTTCAAGGCTTAATAGTTTTGAATCTGATTTGCATGAGGTAGAACGTAAATATCCAATATTTAATGAAGATTCAGAAAAATTTGATCCTTCAAGAACTCAAAAATTTGTTCAAAAATATAATGAGCTAAGAATTAAAGACCCGGATTTAAGACTAAAAGATTTTGCCGAAACTATCATGTCTTTTCATCAAGCTGGACAGGAGGAAGGTCAACAGGCGGTTACTAAAAAGATGATTCAACAAGAGTCATCTGAGGTAGTGCCACCTTCATCATCAGCTAAAGTAAGTAAGGGTAATATTTCAACTGAAGGAATGTCTGACAGTGAAATGGAAGCCTATCTTAAAGAAACTGGTGAATGGGATAGAAACAAGGCTTGAAATAAGGAGGTGAAAATATAAAAGTGTTGATAAAAGGCAATAGTGAGTCTATAATAGGGTTATGACCTATAAAACAGGAATGTGGGGAGAACAAGCAAAAGCAAGATCAAGAAGATATGATGTAATGGAGTATCAAAGAGAATATAGGAGAAAACATCCTCAAAAGTATGTTTATAAATCTCATGGAGGAGATAGTTTAGGATTTAGAGGAGAGATGTTAGCTCTTACTATTCTTAAAGGGTCTGAAAGAATAAGAAGACCTTGCGATTTGAAGTGGGAAGGTAAACTTGTAGATGTAAAAACAGGGAAGAAAAAGTTGATAGCAAACAAACATATAAATGGTGAATGGGTAAAAGGAAAAGCATATGTTTGGAAATTTTTATTAACAAAACAGAAGGGAAAAGTAGATTTATTTTTAATAATCTGTAAAGATTTAGAAGATAAAGTACAATATATTTTCCTAATTCCTGATAAAGATTTACAGGTAAAAAACCTAACAATCGCTGAAAGACAGGTAAGTAAATACTCTAAATATCTTCTTACCCTATCATAGACTCACTTTGCCCAAAATCAACATTAAATACATATGGCTATAGATAATGCAAAATCAACTACAGCTTTGACAACGCAGGCGATTAAAAATCGTTATTATATTAACAGATTTTTACATACCGCTACTCCAAAACTTCAACATAAACAGTTGGGGCAGATGGATCAACACGTTGAAAAAGGCGAAGGTGGATACGGGACAGGTGTTGTTTATTGGACAAGATTTACGAACCTTGATATAGTTACGGCCGGACAGGGCGAGGGTGTACCTACGACTGCCGTTGCTTTAACTGCGGTCAACGTTACGGGATCAACAGCTCAATATGACGCCGCTGTTTCCATTTCTGATCTTTTGGTTTATACTTCTTTTGGTGACATGATGAAACAGGCCGTTGAAAGATTGGGTGAGAACGCTGGTAAATCTATTGATACTTTAGTTAGAAATTCCATTTCGGAGTCTTTAACTTCTCAAGTAGCAACAGGTGCGGCTCATATTACCGCTATTCCTTCAACTGGTACTTTATCAATAACTGAAATTAGGAAAGCGAAAAGAACTTTGAGTAGAAACGATGCTCTTGATATCGGTGGATACTGGGTTGCGGTAACGCATCCAGATTCTCTGTATGATTTACAGGGTGATACCACGACAGGAGGTTGGATTGATGCAAACTTGTACGCTGATTCGACAAACATTTTCTCAGGAGAAGTTGGAAAGTTAATGGGTGTCCGTTTTCTTGAAACTTCAAATGGATATGTTATGTCAACAGGGTCAGTAACAGGATCTGGTTCTATATATGTTACAAACATTATGGGACGAGAAGCCTTTGGTGTAACTAATCTTCAAAAATTGGAGGTTATTATGCATGGCTTTGGATCAGGTGGAATTGCGGATCCAACAAACAAAGTGGCAACCGCTGGTTGGAAAACAACCTTTGGTACAGCCGTTTTGAACAGTGCTTTTGGAATTAACTTGAAACACGTAGTTAGTTCAACAGCATAATTGATTAAAAAAGTTAATTAGTCCATTTCCCCGCTCCTATCCCGAGCGGGGGGATGGCAAGATAAAATGAAGAATATAAAATGTCAAAATTGTAATAATGTTCAATCGGCTAAGTGGCAGTTCTGCCATAAATGTTTAATTAATCTACACCCAAATAATTATATGTTTGGTACTATTCAAAAACCATCCTATCAGTCCTTGACAAATAAAATAAATCCCTCTACAATGAAAGCAGGGGAGGAAACTAAATATTTTGAAGCGGTAGAGTATGAAAAAAATAAAGAAATAAGAGGTTCTAGTAAGGCCCGAAGTTATGAAGAGGGAAGAAAACGGGAATGGCAAAAGTACAAACATGAATGGAAAAGAAGAGGATCAAAGATAAGCGAGTTATCTAACATGAGAAAATCACAATGAAAAAACCGATTATAAGCGTCATTATTACTACATTTAACAGATTATCTTTCTTAAAAAAAGCAGTTAAGTCAGTCCTCGTACAATCATTTAAAGATTTTGAAATAATTATTTATGATGACCATTCAACAGACGGGACACAAGACTGGATAAACACAATACAAGATAAAAGAATTATCTATATCTATGCTGATAAGAATTATGGCTGTGACACCTTTCCTAAAAACGAGGCAACAAAGCAAGCAAAGGGACAGTATATAGCCTACTTAGATGACGACTGTCAATATCTTAAAGACCATTTACAAACTTTATATAAAACGATTGAACAGAATAAAAATATAGATTTAGTTTATGGGGATAGATTAATAATAGATAGTGAGGGAAAAATACCGTCACAGGTAGGAGTATATTCAAACTTTAATCCTTTTTTACTTTTACAGCGTAATTATATAGATACTTCAGACGTTCTGATTAAACGTGAGGCTTTGTTTAGTGTTGGAGGGTGGGACGAAAGGTATAGAAAGTATGTTGATTGGAACTTATGGGTAAGAATGGCAAAAGCTGGAAAACATTTTTTACGAGTGCCAAAAATAATTACACACTATTTTTTACACAAAGGAATGAAGTCTCAAAGAAAAGAAGATGAAAAAGCCTTTATGGTCCCAGCGTGGAGTTCTTATGACGTTGAAATAGATTTACCTTATCTTCACACGCCACATGAAATAAAAGTGGCGGTATTTAGTCTAACTAAGGATAGGTTATTTTATACAAAGAAATGTTTTAAGTCGTTAGAAAAAAAAGCAGGTTATAAGTATGATCACTATGTTGTTGATAATGGGTCAACTGATGGGACAGAAAAATGGTTAAAAGAAAATAATAGGTATATAAAAATATATAACAAAAAAAATAAAGGGATAAGTATAGCCTCAAATCAAGCACTTGTCCGTATAATTAAAGGGTGTAATTCAAAACTTCCGTTTACAACTGTTGAACAAGATTTTGAAGCTTATAAATATGATATTGTAATCAAATATGACAATGATTGTTTATCGCTTTCTAATAATTGGCTAAAATCAGTAGTTGAACTATATAAACGCAATCATATGGTGGCAATGTCACCTTACCCTGAGGGGTTACGTGATAATCCCGGTGGTTCTCCCCGTTTAGCTTATGGTAAATTTAACAATCATTTAATAGGAGTGGTTTCACATATTGGTGGTTTATGTCATATAGCCCCAGCTTCAATTTATAAAACTTTTAGATGGACGGAGGATTCACCTCTTCACGGTCTTCAAGATTTAGAACTATCTCAATGGTTAACCCGCAATGGCTATCAACAGCTTTATATTGAAGATTTAAAGGTTGAGCATATAGAGGGTACGGAAGTCCAACATAAAAGATATAAAGAATATTTTAATAAGCGGGAAAAAGAAAAAATTACAAAACCATTATGACAGTAACAGCTATTATTCTTTGTCATTATCAAGAGAGAGTTGGAAACATTGACCGTATAGTTGAAGACTTGAAAAAATCTACAGTTCCTCCGGATAAGATAATTGTTTTTAATGATAATTCAACGGTTAATTATTTTAGTGAGGGGGTTACCTCGATTAACGCTGACAGTAATTTTCCAGTAATTACAAGATATGCTTTAGCGCTAACCATTGATACCGACTACTTCTTTTTTATAGATGATGATATGACTGTTACAAAAGATACATTAAGTAATTTTATATTATATGCTAAAAAATATCCCGGACATACTTTAGGATATGAGGGGACAAAACTTGTTGAGGGAGAAAGGCCATATTTTAATGGAAAGTATGTAAAGGCGACTAATCAACCAGTCAACTCTGATATTTTAACAAGACTTTATTTTGTTCCTAAACATATACTATCGGAGGTTTTTATAGTTAGAGAAGATAATAAAGACCTGCCAAAAGAAAATATTGATGATATTATTTTAAGTGTTTCCAATCGTGGGAATAATTTAGTTATACCGTCGTATGAGGCGGAAGTAATAGATTTACAAGACGGGGGAGTAGGACAATGTAAGACAGAACAGCATTATATTAACAGGGATATAGCAAGCTCAATATTATTTAAATGAGTAATAAAGAATTATTTATATTATTTGTATTATTTATATTGATAATGATATATTCAGTTTATCCTTTTTACCTAGTCTTATTTTTATTTTGTTTTTGTTATATTTATAATGTATTTTTATGAGACCTTATTTAATAGTTTGTCCAAATTTTGATGATACATCAGTTGGAAACATAACACTTTTTGATCTATGCCATCGTCTTAATAAAAAAGGACAAACTGCCTATATTACTGCAAAGATTGGCAATCCTAAATGGATAAACCCCTCAATAACTGATGAGGAAGTACAAAAAAGAACTGATTGGATAGTGGTCTATCCTGATACAGTACTTGGTAATCCATGCGGTGCTACACGTGTAGTTAGGTGGTTTATGAATAAGCCAGAGTTTTACTGGGAAATAATGAAATGGGATTTTTATAAACTGCCTGATAATGGGGAATTTACTTTTACATACCATCGGGCATTTGATAAAAAGTCTCCTGTCTTACATTTAAGAGAGATAGATGAAACGATATTCTATAAAGGAAAAGAAAAACGAAAAGGGATAATCTATTATGTTGGGAAAGCAATTAATAGGAATGTTAGAATACCAAAGTTTATCAAGGACAAAGGTATTGAGATAAAAACAGGTAAAGACTTATTTCCTAAGACTAAAAAAGAACTTGCCGACATGCTTCGTAAAGCTGAACGGCTTTATTTATTTGTAGGTAGCGCCTTACATGAAGAAGCCTTATATTGCGGGTGTCCAGTTATATTTTTAGGAGATAAAAGAGTTGATGCTCTTGCTGATGATTTTGAAACAATGACTATTGATAATATTAAGAAAAGAATAAGTAAGGGTGACACACAGGTTGATGAATTTATAAAAATTACCCAGCAGGAAGTAAAACGACCAAAGACGGTTGTATTAGATTTTGATGATTTTTCACTTGAAAATAATAATCTATTTTACTTGTTTAAACTCAAGAAGCTTTTACCTAATCTAAAGGTGTCAATGTTTATGATACCATTTGATTATCAATACTATCCGTCTTTTACAGACTTTCAACGTGATGAGATATTAAAACAGATAAAGGCTAACCTTGACTGGATTGAGATAATTCCTCATGGACTGACCCATAAACATAGGGAGTTTGAAAATGTAAAAGAAGAGGACTACCCGATTATATTTAGAGCGATTGATGATGTATTTAAAAAGTATGGTATTCCCTATGTCAAAGGCTTTAAAGCTCCATTTTGGTTATACAATAAAAGTTTGGTTAAATATCTTGATAAAAAAGGATGGTTTTTAGCAGTTGACCGTAACCAGCCAAAATCCCCTCGAACAAAGAAGTACTATGAATATAATCATTCGATTGATGAGAAGTTTTGGTTATTTACCGATGAGTATAAATGGAAACTTCACGGGCATGTAAGTGGACCTTCGGAAAATAATATTATTGATAATATTATTAACTTAACTAAAATACCAACGGATGCTACTTTTAAATTTGTGTCCGAAATGTTAAGTATAAAATGAAAAAAGTAATTGCGTATAGTGACACCTCAGGAGCTATTTATTGGAGATTGATATTTCCTTTTGAATATATAAGGTACAATCCTCACTGGTCTGCTTTTGTATCTTTAAAAGGGATTAATGAAGAGGAAGTAACAAACGCCGATATTGTTGTACTTCATAACATAGTTGATAAAAAAGGGTTAGATATGATTTTTAAGATGGGTAAAAAAGTTGTTGTTGATGTTGATGATAATTTAAGTGTTGGTAAAACTAATCCTTACTATAAACAACATAAAGTACTTGATGCTAATAAAATAATATCTAAAACTATAAGACAAGCTAATGCCGTTACAACAACTAATGAATATTTAGCCGATAAGTTGAAAAGGCTAAATAGCAATACTCTTATTCTTCCTAATTACTATCACCCTAAATGGTTTGGTGTTTCGAAAATAGATAACAATACCGATGATATTAGAATTGGTTGGACAGGGTCAAGCTCTCACTTTGAAGATATTAAGTTTATTTGTCCGATAATGAATAAGATAATGGATAAATACCCGCAGGTTAAGTTTGTGGTATGTGGGGACTTCAGGTTTAAAAATTATATTAAACATCAATCCCGTCTTGAAGTGTATGAACCAACATCATTTGAAGCTTACCCTATGAGGTTATCTTCAATGGCACTTGATATAGGGATAGCTCCATTAACAGATAATGATTTTAACCGAAGTAAATCGAATATTAAATTTTTAGAATATTCTTTACTTAAAATTCCTTCGGTCTGTTCTAAGATAGTTTATAATAATTACAGTTTACTGACCGCAGAAAGTTCGATAGACTGGATAATTAAATTATCCAAACTGATAGAAAATAAGGATTTTAGGGTAAAGATAGGAAAAAGTAATTATAAATACGTTAAGGATAATTTTAACTTGGAAAATCATTATAAAGAATGGATTGATGTATACTCAAAACTATGATAGATAATATTGTTGGATCAAAAACCGAAGTAACTAAAGCAGTTGATATACCAAAAGCAAAAACAGTAGATATTAAACCCGAAGATAAAACTTCAACCATAATTGATGATGACACAATGCCTCTTGAAATATGGGAACGCCAAAATAAAACTGACTATATTCTTGATTTGTTTGATGTTGGGGAACGTAAAGATTTTTTACCAACAGATATTATTGAAGGGTACAATGGAATTGATGAGTTTATAAAAAAAAGGATAAAAGTTGAAGGTTATGAGCCAACGACCAGAAGTTATAACAAAGTATTAGACCAACTTAAAAAGGAATTAGATATTGATGAGGATACTGATAAAGAGGCGGTATACGACCGTATCAAAGGTTTTGTTAATGCTTATAAATCACTTCGTAATGTTAAAGAAATAGACTTTGATAAAACAATTAAGAAATTAAGACAAGGTAAAACAAGTGCTGAAATTGAAGAGATCCTAATGAAAACAGTTGAAAAATATCTTATATAAATAAAATGCTATTGACAAGCAAAAAATAGAGTGCTACTATTTTATTGACGGAAACTGTGTTTTCACGAGACCGCCTAATATTTCAAGTGATTTGAGATATGGGGCGGTTTTTTTTGTTAAAAATTGATAAAAAAGATATGGATGTAAAAAATGATAGGAAACCTTTGACCGAGGTTCAGATAAGAGAATTTGCGGTTGCCAGATTAACAAGGCTTGTCCGGGGACTTGAGAAAGCGTATATATTACCTGCAGATATGGCAAGGCGACTAATAGGGGATATTATGAAGCTCGAGGCAATGGCAAAACATGAGTTTAAATTGAAATGAAAAAATTATTATTAGTTTAGGGAGGCAGGGTGCTCGTCCCATATTTCCTACGAAAGTAGGTTTGCCGATAATAAGAAGTTCACAAGAGCCTATTGACAACTCATTCAAACGCATCTAACTACACTTACTCTGTACTAAGTAGAAACCGTACAGGGGGGAGATAGAGAGGTGAATGCGGAGAATAGATTGGAGATAGAGGGTGGGGTTAGAATAGGTGTCAGGGGTAGGGGTCGGGATATATATAGACGTCGTTAAATGTTAAACAGAAAATATGAAAGTAGATACTAACAAGCTAAAAAAGAAGGAGACGTCGCTTTTTGTAAAAAATAAATTACGACGTCTAACAAAAAAAGATAGAGAATTGGCTAATTTAGAGATTATGGCGATTGAAATGTATAACACTATTAAAAGTTTACAAGTTTAGTTTTAATTATTAGTTTATTTTTTAATAATATGGTAGATGCTGGACAATGGTTAGCAAATACTGGTGAATGGTTGGGTGCTCCTGAACTTAATTGGTCAGAAAAATTAAAAGGAACAACCATACAAACGCAACCTACAACTCAAGTTAATCCTCTTTCTTCTGCCGCTGGTTTAACTGGTGGATATTTTAGGTCTCCTGTACCGGGAAATTATGATGTTTCTACACAACAATTTGTACAAAATCCTACCTCTCTCCCAAAAGTAGATCCTGTTTGGCAACAGCAACAACTATTGCAACAAACATCTCCTCCTCCTCCTCCTCCTCCTCAAAATAATGATGTACGTAGTAATGGTGGTTCTCAGCCAAATGTAGGGGATATATCAGCAGATGGTAACTATAGATGGAATGGTAATGGTTGGGAACAAAGATATCCGTCAAATGGAGGATATTCTTCTTATTCCGACTATGAAGCTAAACAAAATGCTTATAGAGAACAACAAACAGGTCTTATTAATTCTCAATTTGATTCATATTTTTCAGATTTAGACAGAAGAATTGGAGGACTACCACAAGAGCAACAGTCAAATGAATCTCAAGTTGGTAATCTTTTTAACTCTACTCAGGGAACAATCAATACTGAAAGGGATAGGTCAACAGGACAACTTGATAGTGCTGGACAAAGAGTTACAGGTAATAAATTATCAACACTTCGTGATTTAGAAAGTAATTTAAGAAATGCCTTTTTAGCTGGTAATACTTATCTTGGAGGAATAGGGGCAGGTTCATCTTCAGCCGGTGGAATGTTATCTTTTGCGCTAACTAAACAAGCTAATAGGGAGAGAGCAGGGGTACAAAAACAATCCAATCAACAGTATGCAGATATTGATTTAAGAAAGAATGAGGTAATAAATACGGCCTCTAACGAAATTAATAAATTAACAGAGTGGAAAAATAATGAAATGCTAAAAGTAGGAGATTATATCAGACAAAAGAAAGATCAACTACAATCGTTGGTATCACAAGGTCAAATGGATAAAGCTCAAGCTCTACAAGCTCTAAATACTGAGGTGTTTGGTATGGCACAGCAAAGACTAGCTCAACTTGATCAACAAGTTGTTTCTTGGAATCAGGGTATTCAGCAATGGGCGCTGTCCAGAACCGCACAACTTGATGATTATAAAATTGCCAGTGGCAAGTTAAGTAACTACAATCCTACGGATTTGGTAAGACAGGAGTTAAGTGGGTTACCACAAAATGGTTCAGGCCAACGAGCAATGGTATCAAGTCCTTATGGCGTCCGAGGTAAAGAAGAAAAAAATAACCTTTTTGGTTAATTATAAATTTTCATAATTACCAATGGCCGCACTTCGAGACTTGATGGATAAATTAAGACAGGGTTTTTCCTCTGCCCAATCTAAACTATCATCGTCTTTTAATGATAATAAAGGCTTATTTCAAGGTGGTAAATTTACTCCAGTTAAAGCGGCACAACAGGGAATAACTAATTGGGCGCAACGTAATCCACAATCTGCTTATAAGATAATCAATGTTCCACAACAAGTACGGCAGAATGTATCTAGTTTTGTAAGAAATCCTGTACGACCAATTATAAGACAAGCAGGTGGTTTATATACTGGACTTACAAATCCTATGCGTCAGACCCTTACTAAAAATTTTGGTGAACAGTTGGGTGGTACTTTAGCTACGCTTCCTCCATCGGTAACATTTGGAGCACCACAACTAGCTGGTAAAATTCCTAAGGTGGTAAATTTTCTCTCAAAAGTAGGTAAAGAAATTCCTTTTTATAGTATGGTAGGACAAAAAGCAGAAGAGGGAGTAAGGAGAACTCCAGCAGGTAAAATTCCTTATGTACCAGAGGCAGCGGGATTTATAGCTCCATTTTTTATAGGAGGAGTCAGTCCAAAGAGAGGAATAAAAAATTTAAGTAAAGCAGGAGTTAAAGCAAATTTTGCTAAATTTAGGAAACAGATAGTAGAAGAAGGGGAAGTTGTTGGCTCAAAAGGAGTAAAGGCAGGCAAAAAGTTACTTGGTAAACTTGAACCCCTCGTCCAAGAGGCGAGGAAGTATAAGAGTGCGGAGGAGTTTATTAGTGGAAATGGTATACAGCGAGCAATAAAAATATTAACAGGAAAAGATAAAACAATTGGAGATTATACAACAAGTCAGGAAGCATTAAAAATATTAAATAATAATGGATATAAAAATTTAGTTGACTTCTATAACCAAGCTAAAAAAGTACCCCCAGTACAGGGAGGAGTAAAAACTACAAATCCACCAGATATATTGGGATCAACAAAATTTCAAGCAAATCGGCAGAAAGATGCTGATTTAATTAGACAAACTTATTCTCAAGGAGGATGGAATTTAAAACGAATGGGTGACCCTATTGCTAAACAAACAGCAGATTTACGATTAAAATTATTTCAAACATTAGAAAAGAAAAATTTACCAATAGATGAGGTTATAAAAGCTAAAACATTACCAGAATTACAGATATTAGAAAAGAAATATTTAGGTGCAGTACAGGGAGGAGTAAAAAATATAACTTCTTATAATGAAATACCAAAATGGGTAAAATCTCAATCTTCTTTATTAACAACCACGAATAATAACCTTTATAAATTACCTAACGGGAATGAAATTTATTTAGAGGCAAAAGTTAATAATGGAGTAGCTGATATTGTAAATATAGCAACCAAAAATCAAAAAATAGGAGATGGTAGAAAATTTCTTTCGGAATGGATGATAAAAAATAATGTTAATGAAATAAATACAACTTCATTGTCAGAGGGTGGAAAAGGATTACTTAAAAGTTTAGGTTTTGAGAAAGGAATAATCCCTAAAGATTTTAATAAACAAGAATTTTTTAAGTTAATGGAAAATAAAAATATAAGACAAGAATGGAATAATATTACAAATAAGTCAGCAAATTTAACTCAATGGAAAATAGAATTTAGTAATAAATATCCAAGTGTAGTACAGGGAGGAGTTAGTGAGGGAATGTTTGGCACTCAAAATCGCATGAAGGCGGTTGTGGATGAAACAAAAGTAGCCACAAAACAAGTAAAATTACCATTATCTAATAAACCTTTATTGACCAATACATATAAGATTGTATCACAAAATAAAATACCAACACAAGAACAAGTGGCGTCAGAGTTACCGGCAAAAATAGACAATTTTATTGAAAAGACGTTAGGTTATTCAACTAAAAATCCAGTAGGAGGTATTAAAGAAGCAAGTACATATACAAAAATATTAAGAAAAGCACAAGAAGGAATATCTAGTAAAGTAGAGGCGGGTCTTGGAAGTGAAAATAAGTATATAAGAAATGCAGCGTCAACTTTACAAAACTTTTTTAGAGGAATAGGAATGAGTCCAGAAAGATCAACTGCTTCTATGGATTTGCGAGGCAGTATATCAACAGCAAGAGAAAGGGCATATAACGTTATGGATTCTATATATAAATCTCTTGGAGATAATGAAAATTCACTTGAAAGAATAAACGCAGTATTAGACCCAAGTATTTCTAAAACAAAAGTAACCTTTAATCAGTTAACAGATGTAGAAAAACAAGCGTACGGAATTATACGAGAAGGTCTTGATTTAGTACACGATACTTCTTATGCAAACGGTCATATCTCAAAAGAACTTTATATTGCAAATAAAGGAAAATATACTCCTCGACTATATGATGTGATGGAACTTCCCGCCGAAGTTAATAAATTTGTAACACAAGGTAAAAAGATAGTTAATGATTTATATAAACAAAGAAAAAACCTTGATGTATGGAAAATTGAAAATTCACTTAATGATCCAGTTTATGGTCTTGGTAAAAGATTAGCACAGGTTGAAACAAATACAGCTATTAAAAAATATACTGATTTTCTTGTGAACAATTCTCAATTTATATCTTCTGTTGAAAAAAAAGGTTTTATAAAACTTTCAGACTCTCCCGCATATGGAAAACTGTCGGGTAAATTTGTACTTAATAGTGTGGCAGAGGACTTAAAAGGCTTCTTTTATTCTAATACCGCTATGCAAAATCTATATGACGTCTTTAGAGCTTATGACAGAATGCCTATAAGGCAGTTACAGAAAAAATTGTTAACAGTATTTAATCCAACAACCAACGTAGGAAATATCGTATCTGACAATGTTTTTGGTTTTGTTACAGGGGTTGACCCTTTAACGTTAAATAAAAAAATATTAGACTTCAAAAGTAATCCATCAAGTTTTAAGCAATTTTCAGATTATTTGATGAGAAAAGGGATTGTAGGAACTGATATAACACGTACTGATTTTGTAGATAAGTTAGCTCAAATTAATGATCTTGCGTTAGGTAAAAGAACTAGCCCTCTCGTTAAGATTGTTGATAAAGTACAGAGTTTTTACGGTGGAACAGATGATGTATATAAGGTTGCTGCTTTTAAGGCTCTTCTTGATAAAGGATTTACTTTAGAGGAAGCAACAAGAAAGGTAGCAGATGGTTTTCAAAATTACGCTAATGTAGGAAAATTCTATGATACGTGGGCTAAAACTCCAGTTATAGGGTCAGTTTTTATAAAGTTTCAAGGTGATTTAATTCGTATTATTAAAAACGGAGCAATTAATAATCCATTAGGACTTATAATATTTTTAGGTACTTTATATGGTGTTGCCAGACTTTCAAGTAAATTATCAGGTGAAACCGATAAAGATCGAGTGACAAGAGAAGATAGGTTTGGTGCTCCTAAGATACCGGGATTAAATATTCCTCTTACTTGGCAAACTTCTTTTGGTGAAATAAACGCAGCTCGATATATATCTCCTTTCTTTGCAAACAATGAAATAACAAGTACTAGTAAAATGTTTCCTTTTATTCCTAATATTAATCCAAAAAAAGATGTTGCCTCCAATATAGCAATGAACGCAAATGATCCTTTACTCTCTCCTTTAATACAACTTGCAGTCAATAAAGACTTTAGGGGTAAACCAATATCAGATCTTAATGAAAATAAATATAAACCTTCAACACTCACATCGGATGAAAAGTTAAAAAATCAAGCTATATTTGCAGGAAGAAGCTATTTACCACCTCCTGTAAATAGCGCAATAGATATAGCATCAGTTGCAAGTGGTGGAAAAGATATGTATGGAAGAACGCAAACAGTTCCTCAATCTATTGCCAGAATGGGAGGAATTAAGATTACGCAATTTGGAGCTAAAGAGGCTGAAGAACAAAGACAAAAAGATGCAGAATTTAAACAATTAAAAAAAGAATCAATTTCTAAAAATATTAATGCAATTTCAAAACAACTTGAAGAAGGGATAATTACTTCTGAAGAGGCAACAAAACGAATAAATTATTTTTCAAATCAAGATCCTAAAAAATCAGTTTATCAATCCTCTCCTGAAGCACCTAAAAATATAATAGAAAAAATATCTCTCGCATCTAAAGGAATTGGAGTTGATCCAATAAATACTATAAAAGCTATATTTACAGAAGAAAGAATGAGAAAATTGTCGGGTGACGGTATGATACTTGAAAGAAAACAGTTTTTGAATAAAACACCTCAGCAGGGTGATGCAGTGGATCATATTATTCCATTATCTCTTGGAGGAGATAATTCGGAAGATAACTTACGATATATATCAAAAGAAGCTAATATTGCTAAGGCAAAACTTGAGACTAAATTAGCAAAACAACTCAAAGAAGGAACTATAACAAAGGATATCGCAAGGAAAGAAATACTAAATTGGATAGAAAACTATGATCCAACTACTATATATGAATATAAAGATGATAATAACAAGAGTAAAATTATAAACTTGTCACCTATAAAAGAACCAAAATTTACAGGCAACACAGAACTGGATAAAAAACTTATATCAAAATATAACAGTGCCATTACAACACAGTCTAATAATATCGTTAAACTGTACGAATTGGGACAGATAACAAAAGAAGAAGCTGAAAAAAAACTACAAGTACTTATTAAACAAAAATCAACATCCTCTAAAAAATCGTCAGGTAAAAAAATAAAAATAAGAGCAACCCCCAAGTTAAAAATAAAAGCGATATCTACTAAATCTATTAAGCCTAAAAAAATAACCTTTAAGAAACTAAAAATAAAATCAGGAATAACTAAAGCAAAAGTTTATAAAATTTCCAAACCGCCCTCACCTAAAACTATAAAAATAACATCTGGACAAATTAAACAAGAATTAAAAAAACCTAAAAAAATAGCATTTAGAATAAATAAAAAAAACCAGTTGCAATTAGGATAATGTAGGTCTATATTTTAAGTAAGTGAAGTGATACTTTACCACACACCCACAGATTTATTCTGTGGTTTTTTTATGAGTTAAAAATAAATATGAGAACTTTAGCGGATTTACAGATTTCGATTCATTATTTAGTTGAGCAGGATATAGACGTTCCAACAGTTGGAGAAGATGATTATACTTTAAGAACGGTACTTATTAATAAGTGGATACGTGATTGGAGTAATGAAGAAGGTATGCTATGGAATGAGCTATGGGTAATGGGAACAAAGACTTCAACAGGGGCTACTTTTTACTCTCTTGTTTCCTCTCACCCGACAATGAAAACATGGGGAGGGTATATTTATTATAAAGAGGGTACTTCCGCTCCTATTTTTTATAGTGTTTTGAAGACACAAGACATAGCGCTACTTCCTAACAATTCAGAGGCATGGGTTTATTTTACCGGTAATCCAGAGAATGGGTACACTTTATATTTTAATCCAAATAACTATCCAACTGGTACAGGGACGATTTATTTTCCCTACTATAAAAAACCAACAGAACTCTCAATATCAACAGATAAGCCAGAAATGTTTGACCCCGATTATATTGTTCATGGAGTAGCTTCAGATATTCTTTCTCAAGAAAATCCAAGTGAGTCTGATAAACAATTCGGGTTATCTCAAAATAAACTAAAATCAATGAAAACTACTAATATGATGAATGGGTGGTATCAAAATAATCAACTGCCCAATAGGTCAAATAAATTAGGAGTTAGAGGATTTGGACTATGACATACGCTTTACCAAGAAGAAGAAATACTAACGCACAGATTTTTAATAGGACTCATGATGACTTTTCAAAAGGAGTGGTTACTATATTGTCTGAAGCAAGACTTCCTGTAGAGGCAGCTAAACAGGCATATAATTTAATTCAATCGCAGGATGGACTGTGGGAAACAAGATGGGGTACAAAAACATATGGTTTGGTTACTCCAAATGGACTATCTCCTGACGGGTCAACTCAATATGTAAAAAACGATGAAACTACTGAACTTATAGTTGTAGCAAATAAAGTTTATAAATCTACAGATGGAGGAACATGGACTGAAATATTACTTTCAGGTGGAGGAAGTGCTAATTTTACAGTAGGAAATCAATGTTTCTTTCTACAAATAGAGTCAAAACTTTATATAACAAACGGAGTAAACGTACTGGCTTTTTATGATGGGACTGATATCAGCACCTATACCGAAATTAATGCTCCTGCATGGGACGGAACACCTTTAACTCGGGGGGCAGGTCTTACAACTGGAAACTACACATATTACTATCAAATAACTGCTTTAAATGATATTGGCGAAACTGTTGGAAGTACGGAGCAATCAATAGCGGTTAATTTAGAACGTGATACATGGACTACTCCTGCTACCCAATATATAGATTTAGGTTTTGCTGCAGTATCGGGAGCTACACGATATCAGATATATTTTTCAGATGAAACAGGTTTTGAGGTACTGATTGGATCAACTACAACTGATACCTTTCGAGATGACGGGACTCTTACTCCTAATCCATATATTGAAGTACCTGACGATAACACAACAGGTGGTCCCATATTTGGGAAATTGGTATTATCAGGTAATCGTATTTGGGGGATTGACTCTATTAATAAATACCGGACTCATTTTTCAGGAACAGGACAGTATCTAAGTTATTTCTCACCTTTTTATGGTGGCGGATGGATAGAGCTTGAAAAAGGGGGCGAAAATATGCCAAAAGTTCCAGTACACTACCGTACAGGTAGGGGGGACAGTGTATTAACCGTTCTTTGTTCCTCCCCTTCAGGACGTGGTAACGTGTGGCAGATATCTTTAGGTAGTATAACGGTAGAAAATACAACCTTTACTGTACCCTCAGCCGACAAGATAATAGGTGCGCTTGGTACAAGGGCGCCACTCTCTGTTGTTGAGGTAGGCAATTCAATAGTATTTCATAACGATCAAGGGTTTACTTTACTTGGGAGCAAACCTAATTTACTTAATGTTCTTGACGCCTCTGAAATCTCACAATCAATTAGGCCTAATGTTCGTGATAGTATAGTTTCCTCTCAATCTCATAAAATTTGCGGGATATTCTATGAGGGTAAGATATTTTATTCAGTACCAGAAGGGTCAACGGGAAATAGTAAGATATATGTTTATGATACTGAAAAACGCAACTGGAACCCTGATGCTTTTTCAATAGGAATAAAACAGTTTATTGAATATACTGACTCAAGCGAGAATACCCATTTACTTGGTGTCCCTGTAACAGGAACGCAACTTATTGAATTTAGTAATAACATAACAGGGGATGAAGGGTCGGCTTTTTTGACAACATACTTATCAGGTTTAACACCGATCAACGGGAAAGATAAAACTGTATGGGCAAAGATAAAAAACGCTTATGTAGAACTTTACAATCCAAAAGGGACAATTACTTTTACATTACTTGGTACTGAAAAAAAGCGTGGTTATTCAACTTTAGGAAGTGTTACTATCTCTGACCTTATTTCAAATACAGGATATTCTTTTGACAGATATAGTACGTTTAGATATTCAACCTCATTAGGTATCCCTTCAACATTTTCATCTTCCTCAAGACGTAAAAAGTTAAAAGTAAATAAGTTATTGAATAACTATCAATTTAAGGTATCATCTACTGGAAAGAATGATAAGTACGCAATTTTAAGTTTCCAAGTTAAAGGTAAAATCATTCCAACTCAGGATCCAAAAAGTTGGAATTAATTATAATTTTATATAAATAAATATGGCAGCATCAGCATCAGATTATTTCATCAAGACAACGCCTAACTTTTCAACAACCATTGGAAGTGGCGGGGTCGCCAGTGCGATAGTTACAACTATTCCACTGTCCTCAGTTACAAATTTACCAACAGATACGGCTATTGAGATAACAATAAACCGTATTGATACCGACGGGGATGAAACTAATAATTATGAAACGGTTAGAGGAATAATATCAGGGTCTAATCTTATTGATTGTGTTCGAGGAGTTGAGGGAACTGCCCAAGCGTGGAATGCCGGAATAGTTGTTGAGGTATTAGTAACCGCTGATATTCAAAATAGAAATGTTACAGGAATACTTGTTGAACACAACCAAACAGGTACTCATAAGGGAACCCTTGTCACAACTCTTAAAGCCACAGCCGCAGAAGTAGCCACAGGAACAGATGACACAAAGATAGTAACTCCTAAAGGAATAAAAGACGCAACAGGTATAACCTTAACTTCACCAGTGATAACTGGAGCTGATATTGATACTCCTTTTTATGTGGGTCGTCAGGCTATAATTAACGGTGGATTTACTGTTAATCAGCGAGTCTATATTTCTAATGCTGTACTTGCCGCAGGTGCTTATGGACACGATAGGTGGAAGGCGGGAGCAGGTGGTGGTGATTATACTTTTACTCAATTAGCTCAATCAACAGTTATTACTATTAAAGCAGCTAAAACTTTAATTCAGGTAGTTGAAGATAAAAATGTGATTGGAGGAACTTATACTTTATCTTGGGAAGGCACAGCTCAGGCAAGATTTGGAATTGATAGTGCTACTCCGTCAGGTGATTATGCTGCAAGTCCAATTACAATTACAGGTCAGACTGCAGGAACAGTTATGTCAGTTGAATTTAATGCAGGAACTTTAAGTAATGTTCAGTTAAATTCAGGAAGTGTAGCCCTACCTTTTCAACCTAAGAGTTTTGGAGATGAATTGATAGCATGTTGCAGATTTTGCTTTGTGATTGAGGCGGCGGATTTGCTTGACTGCGTTGCTCCTGGAATGTGTGATACAACCACAAGAGGGCTTTTTACCATAGCATTGCCAACGAGAATGAGACAGACTCCAAGTTTAACGGCAACTGCCAGTGATTGGATAATCCATAAGGCGGGAACAAATATAGATGTAACCAATCTCGCAGGGGCTTATCTATCTCCCGACGTTGTCGTTTTCTTAGCCGACGTCGCCAGCGGTCTGACTGCTGGAGAGGCGGTTTTTCTGGGAGGAGACGGTGGAGGAACAAGATTAATGATTCTTAACGCAGAATTATAAATG